CGATGGTGCCAGCAGGAAGCGTGTACGGCGTTGTCTGGTCTTTTACCAACGTCAGGGTTCTTTGCTCCACTGCCCAGTAATTGATGCCTCTGTTGGCCCACTCACTAAACAACAGGTTTAGGCTGCGCCGTGCAGACACAGCCTTGTAACCTGTTTGGGTTTGCGGATCGATCCCACACCGCTCAAATGCCTCTGCGATGATTTCTTCAACATCTGGGCGAAACGCTACTGTATCTGAAGTCGCCATGAAGCAATCCTATGCGTAATGTTTTTTCATCCGCATGACGATATTATATGTATCGCCAGCGGCCCCAAGGCCAGTTGTTGTGAACAGGACATCACCAGTTGTGCTTCCATATTCTACAGTTGATGGCAATCCACCAAACTTGCTGAAGTCTTGATATCCAATATCATCAGCAGCCATATGCATCATAATGACATCTGTGCTTGCGTCTGCTTCCACCATGACTGTCATGCCTTGGATTATCCACCAGCACTCCAAGAGACTTACCGAATTGCAAGACGCACCGTTTGCATTTTTTGCCAGAGTTGAGACATCAACTTTTTTCACGGCATCTTCATCGCCAGTATCAACATATTGCAATTGGAATGCCATGACTACTTCACTGGTGTTTTCAGTAATCGTTTTTATGCTTGTAATGTTAGGCATCTATGACCCTCCTATGAATTACTGGTGGAGCCGAAGCCCCACCAATTAAGATGCATCCGAAGAGCTAGATATTCCAAAGAATTTTAGAACAATTACTGTATCACCACCGGGATCACCTGACACAACAAGTTCAACTTCATCGCCTACAAGGCCACTTGCGCCTGTCGTAAAGCCTGACATTCCCAACACACCGTTGCATCCAAAGAAGCCTTTAAATCCTACGCTGTTAACTGCAACACTAATGCCGTCTACATAACCATCTGTATCTGCATCAGTACCAATGTCTTGAAGATTAACTGCATTTGCAGCCGCAGTGGTCACTGCAATAGTTACGCCCATAGGGATAAAGTTCACTGGAATACCAATGGCCGCTTCTTTACCTGTCGTTGCGCCATTTGCAACAGTTATGGTTGCTTCATATGTTTGAAGCGTCATTGTGCTTGTGACAGCGCCTGTTGTTGTGTTTTTCGTAATGTCTTGAAAGCCATTTTCAGACCGTACTGGGCCTGTGAATGTTGTATTAGCCATGATGATCTCCTGTCGTGGCAAGTGTCAGCCACATTGTGCGGCTGTCAGGGATGTCGGCACAATACAACAGGTCTGAACAAAAAGAAAGGGCGATCCGAAGACCGCCCCAGTTGCCCAACAAGGAAGAGGAGAGTGGGTTTTTTATGCTGCGCCTTCGGTCCCAAATAAGGCCCTCCAATCGGTGAAGCCAAAGCTATATCTTTCGCGTACCTTGTAACGGACGTTGCCAGTCTCAAAGTCGCCTTCCATACCCTTTTTCATTGCTGAACGGGTGAAGTGCTTCAGGCCATCTGGAACGTCAGTTTTAATAAAGAACGCATCAGCATCAGTCAGACGGCGCATGATGTGATAGCCCTGTGGCAGATAACCACCAGCCTTAATCGCGTTGATGTCGTTATCGGCAGTGCTTGGTCGCAATGCTGATTCCAACAGGCGCTCTGCGGTAAATTGATAAGCAGTTGGAATAACCAATTGCATACCCTGTGCCGCAATGCGAAGGCCACGATCATCTTTCATGTCGCTGATGTTAATCAGGATCGACTCAAGAGATGTTTCGGACAGATCAGCCGCCGTGGCAAGCACGTTGGACTGGTTGCCGTTCTGTGTTGGGTGCGATGCACTCAACAAAGTTTGACCGTCACCACCAGTAAATCCAGCGGTTTGAGCGTTATTCAAGACGTTAGCGGCCTTGATCTCTTTGGTCGATGCCATTGAACGTGCCAGCGCCTTTGTGTAGCGCGAAGCCAGCGAACCATACTGACCATCTTCTTCAGCTTCCTCAGTGATTGAGAACGCCAAGGCGACGGTTTCGTGCTGGTAACGCGCAGTCCACTGTTGGCTTGCGCTGTCGTAAGAGACGGCTCCACCTTCAGTTTTTGTTGGCGCTTGTCCAAATCCACTCAAAAGTACGTCTTCCTCGTAAGCCTTTTGAGAGCTATTCGATTCAAAGACGGCCTCGTATTCAGCGGGATATCTGTCGTACTCAAGTCCAAAGAGAGTGTTCAGACCCGGCTCTAGAGTTTTTGCAAAACTCGCTCTATTCATTGCCATTGTTCATGCCCTCCTTATATGCCAGCGGTGGCTTTGAGAATATGCTCGTTTACAAGCACCTCAACCACTGCGTTTGCGCCGAAAGCATTATCTGGTGAATCATACAATGCGATAATTTTGGCACTTGCTGTACCAGTACCCATTGTTGAGTTCAACTCAAACGCTGACCTTCCAGTTATTGTGGAACCTGTTCCAGCAACAACATCGGCGCAGTTGCCGATATTTGTCTGTGCAGGCGATCCATCAGACTGGACTTTATACACGATATATGGATCGTCATAAACATATGCACATATATCTGTAGCTGTTGTTCCTGACGGCCAATACTCACTGTATATATATGAACCATCAGAGGCGGTGTACGACACACCGTCAAACACACCGATATTATTGGTTTCTGTCGCAGTGTGAGGTGTAATAACTCCATCTGCGGTCAGAACGCAGAGATCACCCGAAAAGATGTTCTCAGCCAAACCAGACGTAATGGTATATTTATTGGTGCGAGGTGCATTACCGCTCATGTGACGTATCGGTACAAACCCGAATGCGGCGTCTACATTTGCCATTTTTCGCTCCTATAGCGTTAAGGTTAATCGCTCATGGCAGAAAGTGTTCTACCGCGACTTACTTCGGACTTACGTTCTTGATAAAACGTCTGCCCACTACGCCGTCCAAACGCATCAAGCTCTCCTGCGACTGATTCATTTTGCTCTTCGTTTTTGCCTTCGTAATACCGTTTTTGCGCGGCATGACGTTCCTTTGGCATTTCGCAAAGCAACATTCCTTCAATCCCAATTGATCCTGTCCACTGCCCATGATTGATAGTCGGAAACAACTTTTCTTTCACAGTGTCAGCAGAGCGTGGCTCCCAACCTTCGCGCATTCTTTTATACACGTTGTCGGGGGTGTCTTTCCCTTGAATCGAGGTTGCGACCCAGCGTTGGACATAGCCGGGACGGGCTTCTGGTGCGTCCAACAGTGCTGGTGGTTTCCACGCCGCTTCTGTGCGAGATTGCTCGTCGCGGGTGGAAGATCGTGATTGTTCTGCACGAACATTTCTTTTCTCAGGCATGACTATTGTTCCCTCTGTTGACGGCGAATTTCGGCTTCATATTTCTTGAGACCACGTTCATCGTTTATACCAAGTTCCCTAGCCATTCTAAGCTGCTCTTGCGTCATACGCACACGATTGCCCTTGTAAGCTGAAGACCCGCCCGTAGTGGGGGCGACTGGAGACCTACCTTTTGGTCTTTGCTTCGGACTTGGCCTTGACTTTAACTCAGGAAATACTTTTTGTAAACGTCCGTTAAGTTGCGCGTAATATTCGTCGCTATTTTTGTCGAACCCTTCCAAATCTAATTGCACATCTATGGCCCGTGCAGCGGCTGTTTCTCGTTCAAAGCCTGTGGCATTAAACCAGTTATTTTGCTGCCACCATGACATTGCTTTCTCAGGTGGCTGATTGCCTTGCGCCTGTTGCTGACGCTGTGGCTGTTGTTGTTGGCGTTGCTGCTGTCGCTGCATATCCTGCCGCCGATACTGATCGGTAGCCTGTGCCACGCGCATGGCCGCTCTCATATCTGCCATTTGCTCTTGAAAGTTGACTTGGGCCTCTGTGTCGCCCTCTTCAACCGCCTTGTGCAGCGCCTGCTTTGTTTGCTGGTATCGCGTGTTAAACTCCTGTTCAGCGTTTTGCTGCGATCCTTGCTCTAGACGCTCTAGCCGCTTTTGCAGTTGCGCGTTCTGCTCTTGTATTTGCTGCGCTTGTATTTCAGCCTCTCTGCGCTGCGCTACGAGCTTGCTGATGCGCTTCTGCACCTTTGGCCCATAGTCTGGCTCTTGATAATCAGCAGCCTCCACAGGGGCTTCCTGTGGCCTCTCAGGCTCTTGCGTTGGCTCGTCGGTGATTTCTATTTCAAAATCATCTTCCTTGCCTTCCTTGGCCGCTTGGATTTCGGTCTCGATTTCTTCAAGAATTTTCTCTTGTTCCGACATGGCTCTACCCCAAATATGCGGCGACTTCGACGCCGTCTGGTAAAATGGACGTTAGCTCATCGTCATTGAGCAATAGAAACTTTACGCCCTTCACAACAATTTTCTGACCAGCGTATTTACCGTAGGTCACGCGATCACCGATTTTTGGCAATACGCCAGACTTCCAGCGTTCTCCTGTGTCGCGGTCACGATACGCTAAGTCACCCATTGCACAGACAGTGCCGTGGGCGGTCAGGTATTCCTCGTTGTCCTTTGAGGTGTCTGGCAGCAGAATGCCGCCTGCGGTCTTCATTTTTACCTGATTTGGCTGAACCAAGACCTTCCAATTCATGGGGATTGGGATTTGATGGGAACCAATTGTCGCACTGGTTTCTTCATCTGTGTATATACGGTCATGTTGATGAGACATGGTTATTCATCCTCTTTGTTTATGCTTTTGATCGTGTCATGTATTACGTCAGATGCTTGTTCTAGCCCCTCTGCAATACCCACGTTTTTGTGGTATGCTTCAAAGTCAGACATTCGACCCCGAAGCATACTGTCAGCTATTTCAAGCCGTCTCTTTTCCAGATTGTTTCTGATCTGCTGGAGCAGATCGCTTATTGTCATTCTTAACGCCTCCCGACATGGAGACGCCTGTGACGTGTACCGTTACGTCTTTATTGTCTGTCATCAGTATCCCCTTTTCATTGATTTCTTTTTATTCTTTTTTTTCTTTTTTACAACCTTTGCAGTTTTCTTTTTACCATATTTCATTTTTTTTCCTTTCATCAGTGAGGGGAAGCTGGCTCTACTGAGTGACATCGTAATCGCCAACGGGGTTTTGCATTTCCATCAGCCTTGCGCGTTCTGCGGCTGTCATGGGTGGTGTAAAATTTCCATATAAAAGCTCATCAAGCTCTTGCGGAGTTAAAGGCACGTTTGATTGCGCTGGGCTTGGCCCTTCAAATTGGTCTAAGGCTCCAATTTGATTTATTTGCCGATTGCTTGAAGGATTTCTAATTAAGCTAGAGGCAGCATTATCTCTCACCATTTCCATTGGTGTGGGAGTTGGAGCTTTTCTGCTTAAATTTCTTAAAAAATTTACAATATTCATCAGACCTGTCCTCCAGACAATTCTCTTGCCAATATTTTTAGGGTATCAGCGAAGCCCTTGTCCAGTTCTTTTGCCGCCATTGCAAACTTGCGCGGCGATACATCATCGGATTTCAGACCACGCCGCTCCAGAAACTTCTTGGCGGCTCTAATTTCTGCCTGCGCCACTCTTTTTACTGCCGCTTTAGCCATTTATATTTCTCCTGCATTCATCATGGCTTGAAATTCCATAACGCACCACCGCGATTAACACGCCAATCTCTGGCTTTATTAACGTCTTCATTATAAAATTCCCACATATCTTCTCTTTTAATTGGAAATCCTTGTTCTGCAAAATCAGAAAGTCGCGGTCTTTGGCCTGTTTGTGTAATATTTGCCCCTGCCCGTGCATATGCTTCGCCCATGCTTGTGCGATAGCCTTCATCATAATCAAAATCCCCAGTCAAACTTTCTTGTGGGTTTCGTGTTCTAGTCGCATTGAGATAAACCTCATCGCTGATACGGCCTGTTGCTTTTAAAAACCTCAACCATTCCGCAGCAATTATTGGATTTGTGCCTATTGGCATTCCAAACTTTTCTTGAACAACGTGTCCGACTTCGTGATCAATTATTTCTTGCTCACTAAGCCTGCCTCGATTTTTTGATGGCCCAACAAATAAAGCAGTGTATTCGTTTGGTGCGCCACGAATTGTAAGGCCACCAGCAAGATTTAGCTTATCACCTTCAACTTCTCCGATCTTCACACCTTTGGCTGCATTGCCAAGGACTTTTTTAATTTCGCTATCATCCAGATAGTCATCTAGGGTCATGGCACTGGTATCTTGCAAAAGTTCTTCAGAATCTTTGTATTTTGGCAGTGTTTTTCCCGTATATGCTGTGCCAGTGTCATACATTAGCTCACCTTTAATTGGGTCTCTAAACGCACGATCTAGCTCCCAAATGTCAAAGCCCTGATTTTCCGCTACTTTTACATCGTCCAAAAATTGTTTGTAAGACGGGACTTTTTTGGCAAGGCTGTTTAAAAAAACAAGCGGCCCAGCAACGTCATAGCTGCCCTCTGGTAGACCGTCAGTTGGCAATACGCCATATTCTTTGCGATCATCTAAAGCCATTAGCCGCCTGTCCTTCGCCAGTCATCAACAATATTTTGCAGCCTACGCAATTCCGCACCATCTGGCATTCCTGTTGGGTCTGTTGCCCAATCTGGCATAATGCCAATTTTTTGTGGAGCGTATCTTGTCGTTTCCCCGCTTGCCGTTGCATTGAAAATTTCATCAGGGCCAAAGTTTAAATAACTGTTTTGGCCTGTTGTTTCCGAAGCCATTGCTGGCAGTGCATCATCGCTAAACATCCGTCTGTGTTCTAAAAACGCTCGTTCCTCGCCTTTACTTCGGAAGAAAGGATTGCCCGGCCCAAAGTGTCCGTATGCGTCGTGAACAACGCGAAACGCATCGTTTGCGGTTGCATCGTCCATTGTTCCTACACGTCCCACATTTCTTAACAGCGGATTTTTAGCAACTTCAAAGTCATTGGCTGTGGTGCCTGTGCCATAGCCATCTCTTGTTGGGAAAGTCACAAGGCGCTTGTTCGTAACAATATCACCAT